GTGGCTTCGGAAACAGGTGCGTTTTTGGTCTTTGCCATGAATGGACTCCTCTTCGGATCTGTGACCGTGCGTGTTGCCGTGGCCTGCTGGTCGAGTTCGGCCGTCATGTCCGCGATCGCGGCATCGAGCGTGCCGACCCGATCGGCAAGACCGGTGCGCACGGCAAGTTCGCCGCGATAAATCGCGGCTTGGGTGCCGCGAACCGCCTCCGGCGTAAGACTGCGGTTTTCGGAGACGAGGTTCGCGAACTGCTCGTAAAGACGATCGATGTCGTCTTGAATGGCGCCGCGGGCTTGATCGGAAAGCGGCTGATGCGCATTCCCGTCGATCTTGTGGTCGCCGGCAAACACGAACGACCAAGCGAGGCCCGCCTTCGCATCGGCACCACTCTCATCGACGTGAGCCGCAACGACGCCGATCGAGCCGACCTCGCCGGTTTGAGTGACGTAAATCCGGTCCGCGGTGCTCGCGATCGCGTAGGCGGCGGACAGCGCGCTTTCGCTCGCCACCGCCCAGAGCGGTTTGTCAGTCGCGGCCTTGAGCGCAGCGATACTTTGAACCAAGTCGAACAATCCGCCGACCTCGCCTCCGGGCGAGTCGATTTCGAAAATGATCCCGCGGACGCCAAAGTCCTCGAACGCGGACGTGATCGCGTCGCCAATCGCGCTGTAGGACGAAAGACCACTCGCCGCCGATAGGTAGCCGGAACGGCTCACTAGCGTGCCGATGATCGGCACCACGGCGATTCCTTCGGCCGTGATCGAGGCTCCCGGCTCAGGAGCGGGATCGAGCTGGATGGCCTGGGCCACAGTGCCGGCAAGGCGCGGGGCGAGTGCGCCGAGGATCACCTCGAGCTTGGCGCGCGCGATCATGAGCGGCGTCCCGAATACCCGGGTCGCCACGAAGGGAAGATCGATCATCTGGAATTGTCCGTAACGATGGCGTCCGACACGGCGCCGGGATCGCCCGAAAACTGCGTCGTATTCGGCGGTACCTCTGTCGCGAAACTCAGCCCCAGCCGCTTCTCGCGCTCGCGATCGCCCGCGATCTCGGCATCGACTTGTTCGGCATCAAAGCCTCGCTCGGCAAGCGCCTGTGTCCTGCTCTTGAGGCCCGCGCCGATCTGTTCGATCTCGGCGCGCGCGTCTTTCAGCGGATCGACCCAATCCCACTTCGGCGGCAGCCAATTGCAAGCGAGGTATTCGCGGCGGCGCTGTTGATAGTCCGGTATCTCGATCGCGCCTGCGAGCACCGCGGTGTCCATCCAGCGCGCCCAGACCTGGCGGCACATCTGCCAGACCATCACCGCGTGTTGGTAGGCCTCGATGCGTCGGCGAAATTCGAGCAGCGCAAGGCGAGAATTGGAATAGTTCGCCCGCAGCATGTCGTTCGACAGATAAGCGTAAGGCACGCCGAGAGCGGCCGAGACCTGCAACAGCGTGCGGTACTGGAACGGCTCATAGGTCTGGCCCGAATCGGCCGGGACTGAAGTCTGCACCTCTTCGCCCGGCTCAAGCATGGTGATCTGGCCAGGTTGCAGATCGATAGTCCGCTCGTCGGTCTCGTCGCGACCCTCGGCTGCATCGAGCGGTTCAGTCGGTGCCGGCGTCGTGATGAACAGCGCGTGCATGGCCGCGACCTTCTTCCGATCGAGCTCGGCATCGTCGTACTGATCGAGCAGGAAGAGCTTCACGATGCTCGCGGCGAAGCGCGAGACGCCACGTAGCTGCCCGGCATCAACAGGATCGATAATGTGTACGATCTCGGACGCGGGAATGCGCACGATCTCACCGGCGAGGCCGGGGTCGGTCACGTCGCCCGGATGCCGGCGCAGGAAGTGGTAGGCTACGCGGCGGCCGATCGGATCGAATTCGATGCTTTGGCGAATGATGTTGCCGTTCGGCGCCTGCTCATTGCGATAGAGCGGCAAAAGCTCCGACGGGATCATTTGCAGCTGCAGCGGTACGGTCAGTCCATCCTGTGGTCGCCGCGGGCGAAACCGAAAGAAAACCTCGCCGGCAATAAACACTTCCCGCGCTGCGCGCCGCTGCTGGCCATAAAAGTCGGTGAAGCCTTCGGCGTCGGCCTCGTCGGTCCAATCGAGCCACAGCTTCTGTACCTGCGCCTTCAGGTCGCCATCCGGGATTATAGAGGACGGCTTGATGCCGGCGCCGACCACATTGCCCGCCCAACTCTCAATCGCGTTAGCGGCGTAACCGTTGTTGCGCACGAGCCAGCGCGCTCGCGCGGTGATGTCGGGGCCGGCAACGGCGATCAGCGTGTTGAGATGCGCGCGGCTCGGTTGGAAGCCTTTCAGTCTGCGGTTTGAGAGCCCCGCGTCGAAGCCTCCGATGAAGGCGCCGGCACGGCGCCGCAATTGCCGCAGCGATCCGAGCACAGCGTCAGAGTCCTTTCGAGGCGGATGTCAGGATGCGCCGGCGACGGCCATCACTGCGCGAGCGCAATGCGGCGTTCCAGATCCGTGATTGCCGCCGCCATCTCGGCGTCGGTCGCATAGGTGACGCGGCGGCCGTCGATCTCGACTGTGCGCAGGCCGCGATACCGAGCGGCGAGAAGCGCCTCAAGTTGCGCCGTCATCTCTTCGATCGTCATGTACGGATTACCTGCTCAGCTCAGATAACTTGACCGGAACACCCGCCGGCCGCGGCGTGCAGGCGAGCGGCGCACGATGCCGGCGATACTCTCGGAAGCCACGTCCAATTCCGTCGTGACGTCGTGATCCGGGTTTTCGGTCGCCCCGACCTGCTGTTCGAGATCGCGCCACATCGGCTCGGTCCATCGATCAGCGCCAGCGAGCCAGGCGGCGGCGCGGGCATAGACGCGGCAATCGAGCGCTTCGTTCCTTTCGCGCAGCTTCTGCCATTCGAGCCGGCTGAAGCCGCGCTTGGTTTTGATCGTCACCAACTGCTCGGCGACGAGCTGCTTCACCCATTCGGCGTCAATGCCGCGCGGCAGATGGATATAGCCAACCGGAAACTTGCCGCCGGCCGCGAGTTCTTCGTCGGTCGGCCTTGCGAGACGCAGGAAGCGGTAGGTCTCGTTCTTGAAGGTCGCGACTGCGACCGTCCACAGCCGGGCCCCGCGCCGGAGCCGTTTTCCGCCTTCGGTGACATCGACGTGCGTCGGACCCGCGACCGGAGCCGGCCGATTGAACCCCTCGATTCCCTTGATGGCAACGACCTGGGCATGGCCGACGGCTCGGGACCACGCATAAACCGCCGGCGCCTCGTAGCCGGTGTCGATTGCGAGCTTTGCGATTCCAAGTCGAGCGCCATTGGCGTGCGGCCAGGTACGGTCGAGTAGCTCGCTCAGCGCCGACCAACTCTCTGCTTGCTCGGGCCCACCGTCGATCACGATGTGATCGACGAGCCAACTCTCCAAGCCGCGGCCCCACGCCCAGACGTCGACCTCGATGCGATCTTTCTGGACATCGGCGCCCGCCGTCAGGAACAGAGCGCCGGATGGCACCGTGCCGAACTGCCGGTCGTCGCGCCGCTCATAAAGGCGCTGCCAGTCGGGCGCCTCGCCGCGTTCCTGCCAGGTCTCGCCAAGAAGCGTGTTCTTCGCGGCCTTGAGCGCCGCGTCGTTTCCCTGCGCTTGCTCCCATTCGCGCGCAATCGTCGCCCACGATAGCCAGCCGACCGGCGAATAGAGCCCGGAAATATGAAACCCGACAACGTGCGGATCGGAGCATTCGTTCGTCGCGCGCCATTCGCCGTCCGCCAGTATCGCGGTCTTGTGGTGCTCGGCGATGCCGCGGTCACAAGACTCGCAAAGATACTCGGCGGTCTCGGGCCGCCCCTTCTCCCAGCGCAGTCGCTCGAAGCGAAGCCACTGCATTTGCCCGCAGTACGGGCAGGGCACGAAGTATCGCTGCCGGTCGCTCGCCTCGTATTCACGCTCGCTGCGCGAGAGGCCATGGATGGTCGGCGTCGACACCAGAAAAATCTTGGTCCGGTGGCCGAACGTTCGCGTCCGCGCCTCGGCAAGTGCGACAGGATCGCCTTCGCCTTCGACATCGCCGTCGTAGGCATCGACCTCGTCGAGAAACAACCAGCGCGCCGGCATCGAGCGTAAGCCAACTGCGCTGTTGGCGCCGGTGAGTACGAGCTGTCCGCCGGCGAAGCGCTTGGCGAGCACCGTGTTGCCGGAATCGCGCGAGCGCGCCGGCAAGATCAGCTCACGCAGCTCGGGACACTCCTCAACGAGTGGCTCGATGCGTTGTTGCGACAGCCGCTTGGCGAGATCAGTGGTCGGCTGCACCGCCAGGAACGGCCCGGGGGCCTGATGAATGCAATAGCCAACCCAATTGTTGCCGGCCTCGGTCGCGCCAACCTGCGCGGCTTTCATAAACACGATCCGCCGTGCCGGATGCGACGGCGACAGCGCGTCCATGACCGCGCGCAGATAGGGCGTGCGCGCGGTGCGATAACGGCCCGCCTCCGACGCCGCTCGCGACGAAAGAATGCGATAGCGGTCCGACCATTCCGAGACGGTCAGCGTCGGATCTGGCGTGAGACCGCGCGACCAGGCGCGGATGAGGTCGGCTGCGCCGTCGTAAGTTTCACCGGAGCTCGACCCGAACGTCCGAGAGCTCGGCAAGATGCTGTCGGACATGCTTGTCGAGAACCGTTTCCATCAGGTGGGCGTCGACGCCGAGCTCGGCCGCGATCAATGCGGCGACGCGCGCCGGCCACTGCACCCATGAATCGCGTTCGCGCCGCGCCAGCGCGAAGACCGTCGCCGTCGCTTTCGCGCGGTCGATCAGTTCGCCCTTGAGCTTGCCGAGCCGCAACCGGCGCTCCTGCGCCTTGATGACCTCGTTCGCGGTGCGCGCGGTGACGTAATTCATGCCGCCGGCAGTCGGCGACTCGCCGGCTTCACGCAGCGTGTCGCGAACGGCTTCCACGGCTGCCGCCGGCACCGGCTTGATCGGGTCGAACGGCGATTGCGTCTCAGGAGCGCGGGCGCCTTCTGGCGAAGGCGGTGCGCTGCGCTGCGGGCGCTGCTGCGCTGGGTCGGTCCGACGCGTCCACGCCTGGTCGGCCTTCACAACGTCAATCGTGCCATCAGGTTCAAGCTCGATGCGGCCGGAAGCGATTGCCTTGCGGATCGCGTTCTCCGCAACACCGCGATGGCGGGCGTAGGCTCTACGGGAGAGACCCATGCTGCTCTCGTTCTCCCGGCATGCTGACAGAGCAGCGCACCTCCAGTTGCTCGCACCGGGCGGTCGAGCCTGACTGCGCTCGCCCGATCAACCGGAGGAGCCGCCAATGGCGCGAGTCTGCAAGCCGCATCCAGCCGATGTCGCGAACGCGAGGATCGTCGCCGCCACGGTTCGCTTCGACATTGCGCTGTTCCTCGGTGTTGGCCGCTACGCGACCGATGCCGCGGCAACGCTGGAGGAAGCGCGCGCCAAGGCCGCTCGCCTTGTCGCCATGCATCCGAACGGCAGGCGCCCGCTCATTTACGGCGTCACCGCCGACGGTCGATCGGGTCTCGTCACCGAAACCAGCATGTCCATCAAGGAGGACCCGATGAGAACATACGCGAAGAAGTTCAACGCCAAGCGCGCCGCCGAGGCGGCTGGCCACAGACCGGACGATGTTGAGATCGTCAAAACCAAGGACGGCTACACGTTTCGCGTCAAAGTCGGCACGTCGGCCGAGGGGAACGCCCAGGCGGCCAAGGCCGAAGCGGCGCCCAAAAAGGGCCGAAAGCGCGGCAAGGCCGCCGGCAAGCCCGAGTCGGCCGCGATGCGCCCGCTCGGTAAACGCGCCGCGATTGAAGCGGCGGCCCGCGACGGCAAGTTGCCCCTGCCGCCGGATTTTTCCGCTGAGACGCACAAGCGATTTCGTAACAAGCTGCAGAGCGTGGTCGACCTTGCCAAAGCCAGCGATCTCAAAGGTCTTCGCGCATTCGAGATCAATCCGGTTAGCTCAAGCCCCAAGGCGATCGCGCGGTATCGCGACCTCTGCGTCATCGCGCTTGAAGCACAAGCCGCCCGTTAGGCCTGAGCCCAGGCCATGCGAACTCGAGAACAAGGACGCGGCCCGGAACCTTCCGGGCCGCGCATTTCTTTGCAGCGCGTGTAGTGACGGTGGTTCAGAGGGTTGCAGAACGGAAATCTAAATCATCGACAAGAGATGCTGATTCCGAGCGAATTCGCCCACCATTCCGATTTTAAATCGCCCCCGATTCCGAAATGAGATCGCCCGCGATTCCGAGCT